CACTGGATCTCTGGCCCCATTCACATGGTCAACGTTTGCAGGAACACTTCCTACAGGGCTGACGCGCACAGGTTCTGTCATTAGCGGCACCCCATCTACAGCAGGCACAGCTACAGGCATTCAAGTTAGAGCCACAGACACGGGCAGTAACGTCGCTACGACCAACGCATTCAACATCGTTGTCGCAGCCGCCCCAGCAGTGCCATTTTTAGCGCTGAGTGACTTCAAGAATTGGAGTGGAACTCTTCAGGCAAGTGTCACTATTCCAAAGGTGTTGGTGCTCAATCCCACTACTGGAGCGATTGTTCTGAATTTAAGCAGTGTCACTACAACAGCCGGAGCAGACATGACTATAGCTGATGCGAGTTTAGTGTCAGGCACTTGGTATCTAGTCGTGGGGTGGCATACAGACAGAAGTGCAGCATTTAGAGTCTTTGTACAGGCGCAAACATGAGCATAGTCTACGATCTACAACCCCCGGGGTTGGGGGGCACTCACTACGGAGGCTCCGGGCTTGGGGTGCTGGGTTCGCAAGTGCCCAGCACGGGGCAGCACGGTCCAGGAGCTCTTTATGATTTACTTACTCCAGCGGAGGCGGTAAGAGAGGTAAGATTTAGAGTAGACACTCCTCCATCATCTGGCCTGTTCTCTATGGACGAGAACAGCGCGTTTACGTGGCAAGCATCAAATGGATCTTACACGTTCTCGGGTACTTGGTACATCGATGGCGTGGCGCAGCCCTCAGCTACTCACAACATCATTGTTGGATCTGCTGGACTTATAATCACCTCTCCCCCTTCGCTGACCCTGACTGGGAATTCTGCGATTCTTATAGAGAGCGTGCCCGGGCTCATAAACACGATACCGGCAATTTTAGCTGTCGTCACTCCCGCAGCGGCAGTGTTGGGGGAGGAGTACGTGTTCCGCATGCCGTGGACAGGTGCAGATGTGACGCCAAAAGACAAGCAGAAGACAAACAGAAAAATTCAGCGCCGTGAGCCCATCGAACGAATTGTCATGGAAATGGGGGAGAGCAGCGCACCCCCACCAACTAAGAAGTTTACATTCGTACCGGCACCAGCGCCAGCGCTTATCAATCAATTCAATTTAGTCAAGGGGCTGAGGAGTAGATAATGCCTACGTATGACTACAAGTGTGCAAAGTGTGGAAGAGAGTCTTCTGTATTTCAGTCTATAGGAGAGTATTCGCGAAGCCCAGACATCCCAGTGTGTCATGGAGCAATGGAGCGTAAACTTTCTGTCGTGCCCGCAATGAGCGGGCTTGCCAATGCCCTGGCAGGAGATAGACATTACGATGGGCTTAGGGCGCATGATGGTTCTGACATCAGTTCTAGAACTAAACACAGAGAGTATATGCGGCGGAATGGCCTCACTATGACGTCAGATTTTACAAATACTTGGAAAGAGACTGAGAAACAGCGAGAACAACTGAGGACTGCGTCTTTTCAAGATAATGAACTTCGTAAGGAAGTTGCTAGTCAGGTGTATACAGCAATCAACAACTAAATGGAGAAGTAAATGGAAGAGAATACCCCAGAATCACTTCGTAAAGACTTAGAGGAATCATTTTCTGAACAGACTCCTCAAGACTCCCCGGGGCCAAAAGAGGCAGCTAAGATAGAAGAACCCGCGTCGAGCCCTGCACCTGCAGAGCCTAGTGTCGTTGAGGCCGCACCTGCGGCAGCGGAGGCGACCCCCACTGCGCCTACCCCTACAGCCACTCCTGAGGATGTGTGGACCCCCGCATCTTGGAAGCCCTTGGCTCGAGAGAAGTGGGCTTCTCTAGATCCAGAAATTAAAGCGGAGGTGAAGCGGCGCGAGTTAGAGATTAACTCTACACTTCGAGCGTCCGCAGAAGCACGTAGGTTTGCAGAAGAGTTTAGCGCAGTCATCAGCCCCTACGCACATTTTATTCAGCAAGATGGCGGAACTCCAATTCAAACTGTTTCCAATATGATGCAGGTGGCCGCGACTTTGCGAACGGGGCACCCTACTCAGCGAGCTGCACTGATTGCGGACATTGTACAGCAATTTGGCGTAGACATAGGGCTGTTAGATCAGCAGTTAACAGCTCGCGTTTCAGGCACTGCCCCCGCCCAAGATCCCATGGCGCATGTTCACAGTCTATTGCAAAACGAGCTCGCTCCGGTGAAGCAATTCATGCAGGAATTACAGCAGCGTAAGGCGTCGCAGGCGCAAGAAATGCAATCTAGTGTACTGTCTGAGATTGAGCAATTTGAAGCGGATCCGAAGAATGAGTTCTTTGCCGATGTGCGGGACGACGTGGCCGACTTACTGGAGGGGGCCGCAAAGCATGGCATACAAATGAGCTTGCAAACCGCGTATAACCGTGCTATTATGCGGCATCCGCAGATCGGTCAACTTATAGAACAGCGCACACGCGCCCAGGCTGTAAGCGAAGCGACTGCCGCAGCAAGACGAGCACAAGAAGCATCGGCCAGCCTGTCCTCCACAGCCGCACCGAATGAAACTTCAGAACCTATGGGCGATGACATAAGATCTACCCTTATGGCATCCATGAAGCAACTTTCAAAAGTTTAAAGAGGATATCATGGCATTTCCAAATGTAACCGACATCGTCGCGACCACGATTGAAAAACGGTCGAAAAAGATCCAAGATAACGTCACTAAGAACAATGCTCTCCTTACCTACATCAAGGACAAAGGTAATGTTCGCACTTTCTCTGGTGGCTCTGTCATTTTGGAAGAGCTGTCTTTTGCTGAAAACGCGAATGCGGGCTGGTACTCTGGCTATGACCTGCTTCCTGTTTCTGCACAAGACGTTCTGTCTGCTGCGCAATTTGACATCAAGCAGGCTGCTGTTCCTGTCGTCATCAGTGGCTTGGATCAGCTTCGCAACTCTGGCCCTGAGCAGATCATCGACCTCATGGAGTCTCGCCTGAAAGTAGCCGAGTCGACAATGGCCAATATGATCGCTCAAGCCATCTACAGCGATGGTACGGGCTCTGGCGGTAAGCAGTTAGTCGGTCTGGACGCAGCAGTGCCCGTGACCCCCACCACCGGCACCTATGGCGGCATTGATCGTGCTACGTGGTCTTTCTGGCGCAGCAAATCCACCACAGCAGGTTCAGCCTTGACGGCTGCAACTGTACAGGGTGCGATGAATACTATGTGGGCCAGTCTGATTCGTGGCATGGACCGTCCAGATTTGATTATCATGGATAATAATTTCTGGGGCATCTACATGGCCTCTTTGCAGCCGCTGCAACGGTTCACTGACCCTAGTTCAGCCAACTTGGGCTTCCCATCTATCAAGTTTATGGATGCGGACGTTGTGTTGGATGGTGGCATTGGTGGCTTCTCTACCACCAAAACTGCGTACTTCTTGAACACGAAGTACCATAGCTTCCGCCCTCATGCTAAACGGAACATGGTGCCCCTGTCGCCGAACCGACGCTTCGCCATCAACCAAGATGCGGAAGTACAGATTCTGGCCTTCGCAGGTAATCTGACAAGCTCTGGGCCTCAGTTCTCTGGCCGCTTGATTACTCCGTAATACACAGCCCCGCTCAGGCGGGGCTACTTCTTAGGGGATTAAAATGGCAGCAACATTTACGACAAGCGGTGTGTTCGCGGACGCCTCTCTTGAGGGGCGGGGCAAGGGTGCGGCGGGTAGCTGGGCAGGGGGTGAGGGTGGACTTTCTACCGGCATCGGCATTGGTGCCCTCAGCTCAGGCCCTTTGCAAGGTAACTTCTCCGCCACAGCAGCCGACGCCCTGCCAATGCGAATCGGCGGCGGCGTTAAATCGAGTGCAGGCAGCTCTAACAGCGATTCTAACTTAGGCAACGTAATCACGGGGGCCACTTTTGCAGCGGGCTCTGGGTACACGAACGGCGTCTTTCTTGCTCGCACTGCGGGTGGAGGCGCGGTTGGGGCTGGAGAGGTGCAAATCACCGTTGCAGGCGGAGCCATCACAGCTGTAGATGTCACAGATGAGGGCAGTTCATTCACGAGCACGCCCACGGTCACCTTGCCGTCTGGCATGGGTGGGGGCAGCGGGGGCAGCGTTACGCTTACTGTAGGCCCCCAGGGCCGTGCTGTGATGCTGGGCACGGGCTACGGCACCAACAAGGGCACGCGCTACCTCGTGGCGTCGGGTGCAGTGGCGAACAATGCCGCTGTTAGTGGTGGGTACCTCAATCGCAGCGGCCGAGCGATGGTTGCTGGAGAGGGTGTTTGGGCAGTCGCCCCATAATTAAAGGAGAAGTGAATGGATGGTCTAGATTTTGATGATGCGCAATTCATCAACCCCCAAGCTGCGCAGCAGGACGCAAATCTTGCAGTTCGGTTTTACACAGCCCCGATTCAAAATGAGGCTAAGTCTGTAGAAGCAGGTCGTCCGATCTTCGACGACACAGAGATGGTGGAGATCCGAGTCCGGGGTGACCGAAACAACATCGTTCAACGTCCTGTGCGCGAGGAAGATAAGCGGCGCTTCCGGGACGCGTACAAGTCTTACACAGAGGGCTCCGCACAGTTGTCTTCGGGTACACCACTGGCGCAGTGGCCCATCATGAGCGACTCTATGGTAGAAGAACTCAAATATCTGGGCTTCTATACTGTGGAGCAAGTGTCCAATGCGTCGGATACCGTCTGTGGCAAGGTGCCGGGGCTGCTGACGATGAAACAAAAGGCTCTCGCCTTTTTGGAGCTCGCCAAGGGGGCTGCTCCCTTGGAGAAACTTCAAACAGAGCTCAACGAGGCTAAGTCAACTAATGAGGCTTTGACGGCTCAGGTTGCAGAGCTAGGTCGCCGCCTTGCTCTGCAAGAGGCCAAAGCGCCGGTAGAGAACCCTACAGCAGCTACCTCAGCTAAGAAGTAATAAATGCCCAACATCACTCGTCAAATTACAGGGCAAGATGCAATATCTTCCGTTCTGAAGGCGCTGGGGCTTTCTGCTCCAGCGTCTGTGACTGCTAGCACGGATGTTAATGTCGTGCAGATGTGGGAACTTGCGACTGATGTTGGGCAGCAGCTTTGTGATCAACATGACTGGCAACAACTCTCTTCAGAGTTTATAATAACCACTGCGCCAGGGCAAACGGTCTATCCTCTTCCAGCAGACTGTGATAGAATAATTTCGGATTCTTCTTGGAATAGAACGACGCAATTGCCCGCTATCGGATCTCTTGTAGAACCTGAGTGGCAAGCTCTACAGGCCAGAAATTTAGCGGGGGCAACGTTTGCCTCTTTGTTTAGAATAGAGAATGGGGCCTTGGTGCTCGCCAATGCTGTGTCGTCAGTGCAGACTTTAGTGATACCATACCAAAGCAGAGCATGGGTGAGAACTGCTCAAGGCGTACCTAAGGACAATCTAGAGCAGAATGACGATGTAATTTTGTTTGACCCACAGATGTTTAAGCTAGCTCTTCGAGTTGCGTGGATGGTTTCAAAAGAGTTTGACGTCAGTATGTACGTGGGGGCGCTAAACAGGCTCATCTCGTCTGCCAAGTCTAAGGACGCTCCAGGAAGGACTATATCCTTGGCAGGGGCGCACTCTCAGTATCTTGGGCTGATTAACATCCCGGACACGGGTTATGGCAACTAGACGCGAAAGAGTCGTCGTAACGCGCCCCGCGCCCATCGGCGGCCTAAATGCCCGCGATGGGTTGATGGGCATGGCGGATGAAGACGCAATTCGTCTAGTCAATTGGATTCCTGACACCTACGGACTGCGATGCCGAAAAGGATTTCGTGAATGGGCTGTAAATTTCCCAGGAGATTTGCCAGTTCAATCTATTGTGTCATACTTTTCTAGCTCAACACAGTACCCTAGCGGGGAGTATTTAGAGATTCCATCTACTATGCCGGGTAAGCTGTTCGCGGCTACGGCAGCAGCCATCTATGATGTGACTTCGCAGACTAATGCTCCTACTCCTGTGTTTGTACTGTCCGGCAGCGCCCAGGCGGGGTGGTTTTCCAGCCAGATGCTGGCTAACTCCGGTGGAACATTCCTACTTGTGGCTTCTGAAGATGACGGCTACCATTACTATAATGGCACGAACTGGATAAAGCCGATCGCTGGTGCCTTGGCAGGGCAGATAGACGGTGTAAACCCTGCTCTTCTGTGCCATGTTTCTATTTGGAAAAAGCGTGCTTGGTTCGTAGAGAAGAACAGCACTCGAGCATGGTACTTAGGAACAGATGCCATAACAGGCCCAGCAGAAGAGTTCGACTTTGGCCCGCTATTTAAGCGGGGCGGGCATCTTTCGTACATCGCAAACTGGACTATTGATGCTGGAGAGGGTATTGACGATCTCATGGTTGTCGTGTCGAGTAATGGCGATGTGCTCGTCTACAAAGGTACCGACCCGACAGCATCCAGTACGTTCTCTTTAGTGGGGGCGTGGAGCGTTGGTCAGATCCCAGTTGGCCGCAGAGGTCATTGTCAGTACGGCGGTGATCTTGTGATCGTCAGTGCGGATGGCGTTTTCCCCATGAGCTATGTGACCCGTGGCGGCTCTGCCCTATTGCAGGCGACAGCTAAAGAGTACAGCTCAAAGATTCGATCTGCTATCGGGGCGGATCTTCGCAGTAGCTTCACCCTACGAGGGTGGGACGTCATGGTTCACCCATCTGAACGGCTAATTTTAATCAATACGCCTGATCTAAAGAACAGAAGAAATACACAGTACAGTCTTTCCACTACATTAAATCAGTGGAGCATATTTAACGACATTCCCGCATACAGTTTTGGCGTCAGTGGGGGGTATGGGTTCGCTGGTACTAAGGATGGTCGTGTGCTGCTTTTGTTTGCAGATTTGTTTGATAACGTCGCATACACCTCCGCCACTGGGGACGGAATTTATGGACTTGTTCAGCAATCGCATAGTGCGTTCGGCACCCCAGGACTGACTAAGCAGTTCATGATGGTAAGGCCAAACTTTTTGTCGCTGATAGCTCCGGGCACCTATGCGTCTGTGGAAGTCAACTACGCTTTGGCAGACAGAAACTTTTCTCCAGCGTACCCTGTAGGGGGAGTTTCTCAATGGGGGGCTGGAGTTTGGGACACTGCACGTTGGACATCTGCCCCGCGTGCCTTCAGTGATTGGGTGGGAGTGTCGGCAATCGGCCACTCTGGCGGAGCTGTTTTACAAACTGCGTCTATTGGCGATACTGTGCTATCCTCAGTAGACTATATGCTCCGCTCTGGTGGTCCACTATGATTGTAGTTTCTCCTAGAGAGCTCTTGTGGGCTTGGCTGAACG